GAGTCCTGTATTCATTTCATCATCTCCATCAATCCACGCAGTCTCTGGTCAACAACCGCCGTGCGGGGCATCATCTTCGCAGCGCCACCCTCGGGGGCGAGCATCTTCATCAGTCCCATGACCTTGCTCTCATCGCCGGGGCGGGCAGCAACCTCTGCGACAGGAGTGCCTGAAGCGTTGGTGGCCACACCGACATTTGAAAATCCATTTGCTTGGTCGTACCCATAACCAAACAGTGCCCGTCCGACATCCTCCTCAGAACCTTCGTCGATGATCTTGACCTTCGACGGGTCTGTGGTGATGACGATTCCGCGACTTGTTTTTGCGACGATGGCGCCGACAGGAATGGATGACGGCATCTGACTGCCGGGAGTGATGAGGACCGTGTCCCTTGAGCTGGACGGGTTCATCATCGCCGACACCTGAGCGTCGGCGTAGCCTTGTGGCTCAGGCGTTGGCGTGTTCATGTTAGATCAGACCCAACAGGGCTCCAAGACCTGCGCCCATGCCTGCAGACATTCCAAGCGTGCCAGCAAGAGACGCACCGCCAAGTGCACCACCCAAGACGTTTGCGCCCGTGTTTTGGTAGACGGGCGATGTTGTGGTGCCACCAAGGTTCGCAGGCTGCAGGCCCAGTGCACCTTGCATGATGCCAAGGCGCTCAAGGCCAAGGTTGCGAGCTGCATCCATTTGCTGTTGAGCAAACTGCTGGCGTGCGGTGCCAAGGTTCATGAAGTTCTGGGCCGACTGCAGATCTGATGCGGTTTGTGCCTGACCAAGCGCCCCAAGCTGATTTGCAGCACCAAGACGGAATTGAGCGCCCTGCAACCCAGCGGCCTGGTTCGCAAGGTTTGCTGCCTGCAAGTTCCCTGCGTTGTACTGGGCCATCTGGTTCAATGCGGCTTGGTTTGCCATGGCAGCTTGGTTCATTGCTCCAGCGCCAAACTGAGACGCTGCCGTGCGTTGAGCGGCATTTTGCAACGCCACCTGCTGCTGTCTGGCAAGGTCCTGTTGCATCAAATTTGCGGCAGTGTCAAATCCCTGAGCACGCAATTGTGAAATGGTCTTTCCAGCCTGATCTGCGTATTGCTGGTTGGTCAATGACTCTGCCACGGCCTGACGAGATCCACCAAACGCCTTCGCAGCCTGAGCCTGTTGGCCAATTTGCCGCGTTGCTGCCTGGCGAGCCTTCTCTAAGTCAGACATGGACGCATCAATCACCTGCTGGGTAAACGGGTTCATGTACTGGTTGATGTTGGCCATGTTGGCCATCGCAGCGTTTGCGTCTGTCGCGTCGTACCCCATCGCCCCAGTAAGAGCGGCTGGACCGGCTGAAGCTGCAGCAACCCGCTCTGGCGAATATGCGGCAGCCGCCTGGGTCAATGCGCCAGCCGTCCCAAGCTGCTGCCTACCAGCTCCAGACGCCGTCGCCAAGGCAGCGGCCTCGCCCTGTTGGTACAGTGGGTCGTATCCAGCAAACTGCTTCGTGCCCATCTGGTTGGCAACTGTTCGTGCATAGTCCAAGTTGCCAAGGTACGCGGCCTTGACATCAGGATCGATCTCTTGCGTTACGGTCGAATCACTTCCGCCCTTGCTCATTTCAATACCCCTTCAGTTTTCAGTATTTTGTCCATTAAGCAAATTCCTTGGGATCGGCAAGTCGTGCGCCTTGAGGCACTTCACGCCAGATCATGCCGCATACAAATGCGCCAGGGAAAATGACCAACTCACCCAAAGTCGATTTCAATGTGCGAGGCTTATTACGAACCTTGTTGTCATAGAAGGCTTGCATGACTTCAGTCCAGAATCCTACTTTGCCGAGCAAATGTTTTGCAATGATCTTGCCCCAAACTGGGTATCCAGAGCGCCACCAACGTGGTTGCTTACGACTCCATACAGTCAATCGAGCAAATTCATGGTTTACATCCCACAGACCGTGGTGCACCATTCGTGAGCAGCAGTAACGGCCAGAGCCACCGCCACCACCGCCACCACCGCCACCATCAGATTCGCCAACACCTTCTTGTCGAGACATTCGTGATTCTGCACGAGCGTTTGCTTCAGCACCAGAATTAACTGAATTTGCATCGCTACTACTGTTGTATGAACCACCGCCGCTAGAATATGCATCAGACAAATTCATACTTGGAACAGAAGGCACGCTTGGCGTATATCCAAACGGGTCTGACGGAGCAGTAATGCCAATTCCACTTGTTGGCGTATCTGGCGCAATTGAATACGACGGAACGCTTGGAGCCTCTGTGTACGAAGGAACGCTTGAAGTCTCTGTGTATCCCCAGTTGCTTGGTGCATTTAAGCCAAGGCCATCATTGCCTGTTGAGATTCCGTAGTCGACAGAAATGCCACCAGATGGAGTTGTTGAAACCCCAACAGACTCAGGGGAGTAGCTTGGTACATTCAGTCCTTCACCACCCAAGTTCATCCCAGTCGTCAATCCGTAGTCGACGTTGATTCCACCAGTTGCAGGGTTCGCAGTGACACCTGAATTTGCAACAGGAGCCTGGCCAGTTACGGTGTCAATCAACCCAGTACCGCGAGATGCAGTTGCCGGGTTGATGCCCATCGCAATGAGCTGCTGGTTCTGAACAAACTCAGGGTCCATGTTCTTTTGAATCAAACCAAGCGTGGTCATCCCAAAAAGATTTTGCAACGTCTGCGTGATCTTGGCCATCGTGGGATTCTCTGCGTAGTACGCAGCCTTCTCGGCGTCAGACATGCTGTCCCACGCAGATGGCTCCGGCATGTCGTACGAAGAAGACCCACCGCCAGAAGATGCTGCACCAGCTGTTGTGGTGTTTGTCAGGGGCTGAACCCTACCGCGCCAGTCGGCAACTGGAGGCGCGTTGCCTGGCGTTCCAGTGCTAGGCGCAACATCACCAACACGACCAGCCAGGCCACTGCCGAGCAGGTTGTAAAACGAACCGGCAACCTGCGGCTGGTTCAGAATAGCAAGCTGCTGCAGGTACGTTGGGTCAATGATCGAATTTTGCGCTGGCTGATATTGCATCGGCTGCGCATAGTTAATCATTCCAGTCGGGTCGTATCCGTAGTTGGTCGACAATGATCCGGACCTAAGCCTTTCCATTGGGTCGTATCCGTAGTCGGTCGACAATGATCCAGACGTTGTGCCAAATTCGTTGGCTTCTGGAATTTGTACAGATCCAAATTTGCTAAGTCCACCCATTCACAGCTCCTTTGATAGGACGAACCACTGCGGCTCGTACCCCTCGTCTTTTAAGAAGGTACGCTCCCAGCCTTTACGACCAGCCAGCGTCACCCTAGTGCATCCAACAGATTTACCCCACTCTTCAATCACGGGGCGCATTCTCTTGAGCTCGTCTAGGTTTCCACCAGCCAAGAAATAGTGCAAGTCCTTGAGCTGCGGGTAAACAACGATCTCTGTGACAACGGCTGAATTGTGATTCGGCCACAGCTGGAATCGTCCGCTCAGAACACCAGCTGCTATGTCATCAAATTTGTGTGTTCCACCAGCATATTCTAGTGCAGCATCGATCCACTGGCGGCACCGTTGGAGTTCTGCAAATTTATCCATCAGCGCCGTCCGCCTGGCGCGACATCAAGCCTCATGACCCCAACACGCCAGTCACTTGGTACGGCCTGCTCAATTTTCATTTTGACCTGACGCCCAGAGAATCGAACAGATGTCGGATTGGCCGCTGAATACGGTCCATGATCGTATTCGGTCGCGTTGGGATAAAACTTGGTCGCAAAACTCAGCTGCACATCACCTTGGTTGAGCTCATCAGGTATCAGCTCACGGGCCATCATGACGTTGTCACCAGCCCCCAACTGAATCGGACCAGACTCTGCAAATGCATTTTCTTCAACGAGACCATATTCGTGCTCGTATATGTATCCGTCAGGAGACACCAACAATGGGTTTTTGTAAACACCACTCGACGTCCCACATGAGCGTGCAAGTGAGCCAATGTTCCAATGGCCTTCTCGGTAGTTGTAGAACACGTATGAGTCAACTTCTGTGGAGTTGGAGCTTGGGTAATACCACCAAATCTCAGCGTACTTGCTCATGTGCACAGCGTAAATTTTGCTGGCCTGAGATGGGTTCAGGTTCCTGTACACGTAGTCGCCAACATCACATGGAAGCGGTCGAACTGCACCATCAAAAATCCAAAAACCAGACTGGCTCATCCAAATTGCACTGCCCTCAATGGCAGCAACCGCCTGCTTGGATATAAGGCCGCAGCCAGATCCGATCTTTTCAAAACCATAAATGAACGGCTGGCCAATGTATTGCGCAGAATGAACGTCGACGTTTGTCCACAGCAAATGAATCCCACGAACACGCTTGCCAGCCATCAAAGAACCTGGCGTCACAAGCTCATAGTCACCAGCCTGGTTCAATGTGGTTGGCGTCCAAACAGTATTGTTCTCTTGATCGCACCACTGAACCTTGCGAGGATTGCCACCGGCGCCAAGAGCAAAAACAAATCGCTCAGATGTCACAAGGACGCTCTCACAGCTGGTTGGCGCGTTCGTAATTGGAGCAGCAACAGTGGGTGTGGCAAAGTCGAGTTGCCACTCGTACAGGACGCCATCTGTGTCTGCACATGCAATCAAATACTCTCCCCAATTGTCCAAGGCCCAAGTCGTTGCAGGCTGTATACCAGCAAGCTCAGGGCGTGCAACTCCGTACGCAAACGATCCGTACAACGAGTAGCCATATCCAAGTTTTGCGACAGCGTCTGCGTCACCAGTTACGTATGCGCTTGGCGTGATGTCCTCTATCGACCCAGCCTCGTTCATAGCATACAGATGGCTGTGTGTGCCAATGGCGGTCCACCTGTCACCGCTGTTGTCGCGCCACGTTAGCATCCCACGTGGAGATCCAGACAGCTGCTCATCAGAACGAAGAATCCACCCACCAATTGGTCGGATTGTGCCCTCATACCAGCGAACCAAGTTTGCGTCAAACCAGCGGCCAGCTGATTGCAGCTCTGTGCCGTTGCGATAGACGCCAGGAGGGATTTGGAGTGGTAAGAGTGCCATGGCTGTATTTTATTGACTCAGGGAGGTGTTGGGATGACATCTGGCAACGGAGCAATAAAGTTGACCGTCAGCACGGACGACGAGATGCCAGGGTGCGGAGATGATGCCGTCGACGCCGTAAGCGTTGCATTTGTGCTAGACGCTCCCCAGACGATCTCCATGTAACTCCCAGCCTGCATGTCGATGTCAAAGTTCCAGCTGACCTCGAGCTTTGTTCCTGACCCAGAGATCGTATATACATGCGTCGAATACCCAATGTCGGTCCCGTTCCTGCGCAGCCAAAGCCACACGTCCTTGGAGCTTGAGTTTGTGCTCTCGATTTGGCCTGTATAGGCAAAGTTGTACACGCCAGCAATCGAAGTCGTGATCCGAGACGAGTTTGCCAACGTGACGCCGTTGTTTAAATACGTCTGGTTGAACACAACTGGGTATCCTGTGTTCGCTGCCGCAAGGGTCTGTGAGCTGGTGTTGAAAAACAGGCCGTTGGGGCAGTCAATGTATTGACCACCATTGGGTCCAAGGACATTGGATAGAGCGTTTTGAATTTTTAAAAAAAACGTACGCAACAGGCCAAAGCGTTGCGTTTCAATGCTCTTTTGGTAGTTGTCACTAGGCTGAGGCAGGGTTGGCACCTGCGGAGCGTCAAGCGTCTGTGATCTGTTCGCCATTTTGGCTTCCTGACATGAATAGTGCACGCTCGTCATTGCGGCGCTTGACGAGCCCTGGCAGGACCTTCCCACCACCCTTGGTGTACTTCAGAAACTCCTCTGCTGCGCCTTCCCAGTCTTCCCGTAGACACTTCTGACGCAACGTAGACTTCTGAAGCGTGCCAAGTCCTACATTGAAGGCAAAACTGACCAAAGCGTCAAAGCGGCCTTGATGCCCAGCACAGCCGGGAACAAATCGTAAAACACCGCGTTCAAAACGGCTGAGATCTTGGCTGAAGATGGCCATAACTTCTTCTTTTGACCACTGGCGGTTGTGCTCTGACGATAGAGGATATTCATGTCGAATCATTCCCGTGTAACCATCTTTTCTGATGATTGGAATTGTTGCCTGATCTGGATACATCACGTGGCCAACTCCGATGGTCCAGAGCTTGGCTGGGCATAGGTACGGTTTGAACCGCACCCCCTCGTGGTGCATCATCATGTGCTTGCACTTTTCAGAAGTTTTCATTTCTTCTGGAATCCACGTGATCCAAACCAGTAGCCGATGATCGCGCCAAGCATTGACA